AATATCCCGATGCAAATGCAAAGGGCCGACACCAGACCCGTCGCATCAGCTCGGGAGGGAAGGGAGCAAAGTCTCTACACCCAGCAAAAAGACCTTCTCCAATCCACCAGACTATTGAACGATGCAAACTCAGCACTGGCAGTCCGAAAGGCAAATGGGGTCATTCTCGAAAACAAAATTCTCGCTGACAGACAAAAGGCAATATCAAGCCTCTACAAAGACCCAACAACAGCCCAAGGCCTAGAAGCCGCGAACCGCGGAGGACAAGCCATGGGTCTCCGAGCACTCCTCTATGAAATCGGAAAATCTCTCGGCCTCGGCGGCCTAGAAGGCCCCGCTAGCCTATCTCCGAAATCAG